CGCCGGCACCGACGGCGCCGACTACGACGAGGTCTCCTGGATCAAGCGGAAGATGATCCGGCAGCAGTACGGCAGCAAGGCGCTGTCGTGGCTGAACGAACTCACCGGCGGTGCCCTGGTCGCCCCGCCCGAGCAGGGCGAACTGATCGAACTGCTCCGCAACAAGGAGGCCCTGGTCAACGCCGGCGCCCGGACCGTGCCCCTGCCCCCGCAGGGCCGCATGAAGTTCCCGCGGCAGACGAGCGCCTCGACGACCTACTGGGTCGGCGAGAACAACCCGATCACCGACAGCAACATCGGCACGGGTGAGGTGACCCTCCAGGCCAAGAAGCTCGCCGTCCTCATCAAGTCGCCGAACGAGTTGATCCGGTTCGCCTCCCCGGCGGCCGAGGCCCTGATGCGGGACGACATGACGAAGTCGCTGGCCCTCGGCCTCGACCTCGCCTGCCTTGAAGGCCAGGGCGGCGACAACCGCCCCCGCGGCCTGATCAACATGCCGAACATCAACCGGGTCACGTCCTCGGACGCCCGGGCGAACGGCGACCGGGTCGTGGCCCAGGACATCTACCGCATGATCGCCATCCTGGAGGAGGCGAACGCGGAGATGGAGGGCTGGATCATGCGGCCCAAGCTGCTGTACAAGTACTACCAGCTGCGGGCCGACGCCGTCGCCCAGGGGGACTCGGCCGGCGTCTTCCTGTTCAACCTGATCCGCGAGGCCGGGGCCGGGACGCCCCCGCAACTCGGCGACTACCCGGTCACCAAGTCCACGCAGGTCAGCCAGGTCCGGTCCAAGGGGTCCGCGAGCAACCTGACCTACCTCCTCGCCGGCATGTGGTCGGACGCCCTCATCGGCATGTTCGGCGCCATCGAGTTCGCCTCGACGGCCGTCGGCGACACCAGCTTCACCAACGACCAGACGTGGGTCCGCGGCATCCTGTCCGCCGACTTCAACGTCCGGCACGAGGCCGCGTTCTCCTTCATGGATAATTTGGATACCACGCTTTAAACGGTTAGCCCCTGAGCGTGAGGGCTAAATTTAGGCGTCCATCTAACGAGGGCTAACTCCCGATGTCCGCTAACCTGATCGTAGACCTCGGCAACACCGCCCAAATGGCGCCGTCGTTCCCCTCGACGGCGCAGGCGGCCGACGGCGGCATGGCCATCACGTCCGGCGGCAACATCTCGTCGCTGTCCGGCGTGATGGTCGGCGACGTCGTGGACATGATCAACAGCGACACGTTCTGCAACGTGTACGTGGTCGGCCGGTCGCTCGGCTCCGGCCCGCTGCTGGTCGGCGTCCAGACGTCCGACTCCACCACCTCCGGCACGTTCACCGACCCGACCTCGGGCCTGGCGCAACTGCCGACCAACTTCGCCTCCGGCGGCTTCCTGATCATCGCCTCCGGGCCGGCGACCGACGCCACCCTCGGCGTCTTCGGCTCCGGCGTCTCCGGGTCCTACGCCCTGTCCGGGTTCTGCGCGGCCGGCGCCTTCCAGCGTCCCCACCGCTACGCCCGGCTGTTCGTCGGCTCCGGCTTCTACGACGGGCCGCTCCAGGCCGGCTTCATCAGCCAGTACCGGACGACCGGCGCCGGCGGCGGCACCACGCAGGCCCCGGGCTCCGGCACCATCGCCGTCTAAGGGCCGTCACAAAAAACCGCCCCGGGTTCGGTCGGCACGCCAGGGGGTGCGGGGGGCCAGAACCCGGGGCGTTAACATAACTCTTTCAGGTCTGAAACATGCTGTTCACAGATTTGAGGGAGATGAAGTCGGTCCTGGAGATCGACCCCTGCAACACGGAGGAGGACAAGAAACTCTCGTTCCTGAACGAGTGGGTGTCGGCGTGGCTGGAGGAGTGGCTCGGCCGCCCCGGCATGACCTACAAGGCGCGGACGGAGTACTACGCGGGCACCGGGACCCAGGTCCTGTGCCTGAACTCCCGGCCGGTGTACACGACCCCCACGATCCAGGTCTTCGTGGACCCGTCGGGCTACTACGGCCAGCCGGACGGCGCCTTCGACTCCACGACGGAGTTGACCTACGGGACGGACTTCTGCCTCAAGGCGGAGCGGGACGACGGCCTCGGTTACGGCGGCCTACTCGTCCGGATCAACGACTACTGGACCAGGCCGACGGTGCGGTCGGCGGGCCTGCTGTCGCCGTACATCGGCCCCGCGTTCGGCAACGTCAAGGTCGTGTACACCGCCGGGTACACGGTCGACACGTTCCCGGCGCAACTGCGGATGGCGGCCAACATCCTCGTCGCCAGGCTCCGCTACCTCCTGCCGCTGGGCATGGAGTTGACGAGCGAGTCCTACGAGGAGCGGGCCATCGCCATCGCCGCCGAGCGGAAGGACTACCTGATGGGCCTCGTGAAGCCGATGCTGTTTAACTCGCGGAACTGGAAATTCTAATGCCTTTAACGAGGTACAATACCCGTACTTTTCAGCGCACCCTGTACGGGCCGGGCATCCTGGAGACCGTCACCCTCTACAAGCGGGACGACGACCAGCGGTCGGGGACGGTGCGGAGCGTGACCCTGTTCGACGTCCGCTTCGCCCGGGAGTTCAAGTCGGGGGAGCCCCTCCTCGGGGACATGGCCTCCGACCACTACTGCGAGTTGCACGTCCCGAGGGTCGAACTGGAGCGCGCCGGGGTGAATTACGTCAACGCCCTGGACCGCTTCAAGCGGAACCGGGACGGGAGCGTGTGGCAGCCCGAGAGCACGACGGTGATCACGGTCAAGCTGATGCGGAACCACGTCTGCATCCAGTGCCGCATGATCAAGGGCGAGGACTAAATGGCCCGGGACTTCCAGATCACCGGCGGGGTGATGGTCAAGGTGAAGGTGGGGGCGCACGTCCCCCTGTCCGGGGCATTCGTCGGCGGGCGGTACGTAGAACTGGGGCTGTCGTCCGACTCGATCCGAATCACGCCCGTCCTGCGGCACCGGGACGTCGTCCCCGACGACTTCGGCCCCGATGCCCCGGCCGAGGTGATGGCGCAACTGGCCGAGGTCCGGATCGACATGACCCTGGTCCACTACGACCAGGAAGTGCTGGAAACATGCATCGCCGAGTCAACGGGCGGGGCGATGCCCGATGGTGTTGGCGGTTTCCTCTTCGGGAGGTTACCGCCGGGCGGGTCGCTTCTGGGAAACTATTGCCAGCCGCTGGCCAGTGGGTGTCATTTCGTCAGTCTGAACCTCGTCCCGTTCGACAATGACCAGCAGGGGTGGAGGTTCCCGACGAGTTACCTGGCCGATACGCCGGTAATGCTACCTCTGGGGACCAAGGCGTCGATGACGGACGTGTCGTGGCGGGCGGTCCCCTACGTGGTCCCGGCGGAACTGACCGCGAACACACCGAACTACTCCGGCGAGATCATCTCGTCGGGGGCGTCGCTGTGGTCGCACACCCTAGACAGTTGAGGGAGTCCTCTCAATGGCGAGAGACTTTCAGATCAACGGCCCCTGCCTCGTCCAGGTGAAGGGGTCGTCCTCGTCGGCGATCGGCACCCTCCAGCAGTTGGGCCTGTCCGACCAGCCGATCGTCGTGTCGATCATCGACCGCCGACTCGACATCCAGGTGGACGCCTGGGGGCAGGTGCCGCCCGAAGTCCAGTTCATGAACGCCGAGGCGCTGGTCCAGATGACTCTGGTCCACTACGACCGGACGATCCTCAACGCCTGCGTCGCCGAGTCGATGGCTGGGGCCAACGCCGGGGCGGTCGGCACCCTGCCGGTCACCGGCGCCCGCATGGGCAACAACGCCGCCCGGTTCGCGGCGACCAACCACTACATCGGCCTGAACCTGACGTCGCCCGTGGGCGGCCTGCCCTACCGCTTCTTCTACTCGTTCCTCACCGGCCCGATGGCCGAGGTTCCGGTCGGGGCCGAGCGGTCCATCGTCCGCCTCAACTGGCGGGTCATTCCGTACACGACCGACCCTTACGGGAACGGCGCCGGGGCCGGCGGACAGGCGCTCTGGGACAATACTCTCGATACGTAAGGTAGTTTATGTTCGGATTTCTGAGGGGGTTGTGGGGGAAGGCACCCGGGTC